AGGAAGAGATGCCTCTGTGCAATATAGATTTATATTTCTCTGAATATCAGTTGTGACATCAAATCCCTGTGCCTTTGCAAAATTTCTAAATGCAGCATCACTTCCACCAGCCGTACCAGCAGGCAGAGGAATCTCTACATAATACTTAGAAGTAAGAGACGGTCTTCCCAGTTGAGACTTGAACTGATCTATTGTTACTCGTCCAGCCATCTATAAATAGTTTTTGACTTTATATACTATGTATGGGAGAAAGTATAAAAAGTAAATACAAACCTTCGTTTCCTACGAAATATAAGGGTAATCCCAACAATATTATATGTCGTAGTAGTTGGGAGCGCAAGTTTTGTCGTTACTGTGATTTAAATGATAATATTCTTGAGTGGGGTAGTGAAGAATTTTTCATTCCATATATCTCACCACTTGATAGGAGAGTGCATAAGTATTTTCCTGACTTCATTATCAAGGTAAAAGAAAACGCAGGTCACGTTAAAACCTACGTGGTTGAAGTGAAACCAAAGAGACAAACACAACCACCAAAACAAAGAAAGAGAGTGACTAAATCTTATCTGTATGAGTGTAAGACCTGGGAAGTCAATAAAGCAAAGTGGAAAGCTGCAGTTGAGTTCTGTGAAGACAGACGAATTGAATTCAAAGTAATTACAGAGGACGAACTCGGAATCAAATGAACCGTATCGAACCAGTAAGACAAGACATTCAATCTGAGTCTAGTGTTGATGATAGAATGACTTTGATAATGTATGCACTGAATGACACTGTAACACCCATACCTGAAGAAGGGAACATCTGTACCTTCAAATACTTCGCAAAGACACCTAATATTGAATACGACCAACACCCACTAGTTGCAGTGACTGATTTATTTCAGTGGGGATTTCGTGGTATTAACTTCCATCACCAAGACTATCGACAATATACTTGGGAAGAGTTGGGAACTCAAGTTTATATCGTTCAACAAGATGAACTTGATGATTTACTATCCCTGTCATATGGAAAGTTCGTGCTAAATAGATAAAAAAGTGGTGTGTAATGGGATTGTACGGGGATAGGGATAAAAATAATTTTTCGCTCCCAGGAATAGAAGGGCAATCAGACGCGGAATTTTATACTATTGTTGATGCCAATACCGGAAAAACTACAGTTTATAAAAAACAAATTCTCGGCAACCTTTCTGGCATATCTGGAGACTCGCCAGTTGCTTCTATTGAACCAGGTGGAAAATGGAAACCTGAAAAAGATTTTGAGTCGGTGCTTAATAAATCTGGTCAAAAAATATTCGCAAGTGATAAAGTTCAAAAAGAAATAAAAAATCAAGCATTAACGACCGCCCGAGCTGGATGCGAAGCAGTAGAAGGATCGACTGCAGAAGGTTGCAATCAATCGATGCAAGAATTACTCAAGACTGGCAAGACAACGACAGATCCAAAAGACGATGCAGAAACAATCGCAACCGATGTTCTTGACAAACTCGACATCAAAGAAAATAAAAAGACAAGAAACGCTTTTGGTGACTACAGATATCCAATAACCATTAATGATGCACAAGATGTGATTCAGTTTGTCATGCTTAAATATGAACCAAGAGACTTAGGATCAGGAGAGAATTTTGGCTTTGGAGAGAGAGAAAGAATTGGAGTAGATGGAGGTTCAAGAAAAATTGGATCGGCAACTCTAGCAATTCAAGGTGGAATTAGTGATCTAAATGGTTGTGATTGGGGTGAAGACTCCATGAATTTGGCTAAACTAGAAGCAGCAAAACTTGCAATCGGTGGAATAGAGGGTGGTGAATCCGTAGGTCAAGCAATCGAAGGGTTAACTGGAAGACTGAAAAATTCGTCAGAAGAAATAAAAAGAGCTTTAAAAATACTGTATGGTGGAAAAGCAGCTGGTGTGACTGGATTGCTCAAGAGAACTGATGGGGCCGTTCTAAACCCAAACTTAGAACTTCTGTTTAATAAACCAACACTGAGACCTTTTACTTTTACATTTAAGATGTCTGCCCGTAGCAAAAAAGAAGCGTCAGAGATCATCAAAATTATTAGATTCTTTAAACAAGGAATGGCACCAAGGAGGAGTGTCGGAAATCTTTTCTTACTTGCTCCGCATACATTTCAAGTTCACTATCTGGCTAAAGGACTCGACGAACATCCTTTCATAGGAAAAATGAAAGAGTGTGCTTTGATGTCTTTCAAGACTGATTATACTCCAGAGAATAATTATGCGACCTTACCAGATGGATACATGGTTTCTTATCAAATAACTCTTGAGATGAAAGAACTTGAACCCATATTCAACGATGATTATGAAGACGAGGATACTGTAAATCAATTAGCCCCCGAAATAGGACCACCAGTTCCTGGAGGGATAGACAGCGTTGGCCCATCAGTAGAAATAGGTTTCTAAAATGTCAAACTATTTTAACAAAGTTCCAAACTTCGAGTATGTCAGCAGACTTCCTGATGCAAACATATCAGACTATATTCCTGTAAAAAATTTTTTTAAGAAAGGTGCTCTTAGAGAAGACATCTTTCAAGACTTATCAACATTTACAAAGTATATTGTTTCTGGAAATAAGAGACCTGATAATGTTGCCTTTGAATTCTATAGTGACTCTAGTTTAGATTGGTTAGTCTTAGCATCCAACAATATAATTAATGTCAAAACAGAATGGCCCATGTCACAATTAGAGTATGACAAGTATCTGTTAGACAAGTATGGATCATATGAAAAAGTAAATGAAGTTCATCATTATGAAACTGTAGAGACAAGAAATGGCGATAACGTTATCATGGTTCAAAAAGGACTGAAAGTTACATCAGATTACAGTATCACTTACTTTGATAGTCGTGATGGTGGACTTGTAACTAAGTACCCAGTCAAGACAGTAACAAATTATGAGTATGAGGAACAACTTCAAGATGAAAGAAGAAATATCTTTTTACTTAAACCACAATATCTGAGTATCGCCCTAGATGATCTAGAAATTATCATGACATACAAAAAAGGATCCAGTCAATATAAGACTGAATCCATGAAGACTGCTGATAATATCAGACTATTTCAGTAGATTAATATATGCTGCGATAACCAATAAGGTTAAACACAACTGGTTATATCTCATCACTCTTCAGCAAGTTTCTGGAAGTAGGACAGTGCATCATCTTCATCAGAGTCAGCAGACTTTGTTGGAGTGATGTCAGGTGCGTTGAAGTCATTACTGCCGATCTTTGCAGGAGTGGAATCAGGACGACGGGAGGAGAAATCGGGAGCGTAGGATCCACGATCGTTGTCCTCATTAGCAGTCTCCTCATCATAACGACGGGCAGCAGGTTTAGCACCAAGCACCATCTTGAGACGGCTCTCCAGTTGCTCATAGGACTTGAACTGATCAGCAGCAGTCAGAGCAGTCAGAGAATACTCTTTCTTCCACAGTGCTTCCAAAGCATCGTCATCATCTAGCAGAGGAGAGGATGCTGCAAACTCAGATGAATCATAGTTCCAGTAACCTGCAACCTTCTTCAGTTTCAGTTTGAAATTAGCACCCTGCCAGAAGTCAAAAGGATTGATGGCAGTTTCATCTTCATACTCAGGTTGCATGGCTTCCATGATCTTATCAAAGATCTTCTTGCCGAACTTATACAGGAAGACACGACCTTCGTTCTGAGGGTTTGCCTTGTCCTGAACCACATAGATGTTGGCATAGTAGGACAGTTTACGCTTCTGCTTACGAACAGTGTCCTTATCAGAATCAAGACCACTATTCCAGAGTTCACGGTTGTGCTCTGACACAGGGTCTTTGCCACCGTTTGTAGTCAGAGAGTTCTCGATATACCAACCACCAGGACCTTGGAAGGCATGGGAGTACATCTTTGCCCAAGGAAGTTCTTCTTCGTTAGGGGCAGGGAGGAAACGGATGACTGCATAACCGTTGCCAGTCTTGTCCATTTCAGGTTTCCAGAGACGGTCATCTCCACCGCTACTGGTATTGTTCATCTTCTCAACTTCCTTGACCAGTTTAGAGGTCAGAGATCCAAGAGATGATTGCTTTTTAAGATTTGCGAAAGACATAGGATTGTTTAGATTTGTACGTATTTGGCTTGTGTGTACCTCGATATTCTACAGGTCAGAACCAGTCTTGTCAATCTGGTCCTTCATCACCTCAAGCATTTGTGACATATTATTGAATACCATATTCATATTGGTCCCTTTCGGGAGACCCATCATCTTAGCAGACTCAACAATCCGCTCTTTCATTTCTTTTGCCTCAGGGTCATCAGACAAACTCAAACGTGCATAAAGAATTTTTTGTTTGTCCACAAGTTTTTCGAGCATCATAACATGCTCTAGTTTTTCTTCTTTATCCATAGAAGGAAAATTAAAGACGTTCTTATAAACGTCATCTTGAATCTCACTTATTGCCGTCATTTCTGCACGGACTACATCGGAATCGAAAAAACTCATTACCCTAAAACAATTTGCTTAAGAATTTTTTTATATCGTGATACCTCAATATTTAGGAATGGCGAATACTTCTTCATCCTCATACTGACGGTTTCCCATACTGGATCAGACAGTTTATCATCCCAGTTTGTTTTAAATCCAAGTATCCTATCAAGAATGACCAGAGTTTCAATTGATATGTCATCTCTAAGATAAGATTTCAAAATGTTTGGATGACTAGATCCATTCATAGAAAACATAGCATCAAAATTATTATCTGAAAAGACTCTCTCGGTCTCTTCCTTAAAAACATATGAGAGTGATTGAGTTCTTTTCTTCCATGAAG